TTTTAGGCCCCTTTTGCGCATATTGCAATGTGCAATTTAGCGTACGTGACTATCTACGCGCCACTTCGTCAGTGGTTAGCTGTGATGATAGTTCGCGTGTTCTGAGTCGGAGTTTTGTTAAAATGGCCTCAGCACCCCAGCAGACGATTCTGCGTACCAACAGCTATTACGTCCGTGAGGACAGTTATCGCGGTTGGGACTACAGTACTTATCTGCCGGGGGATTGGCGTCATTCTTCTTCTCCGATACGTTGGTCATCTCAATATAAGGTGATCAACTCATCGTCAACGAAACCATGGGGAAAAGGCGGTCCATCGGAATGGACCGCCCACTTCTACTGGTTTCAGACGATCACAGCAAACGAAGGTGTATACCGTCGTTATGAAACATCACCTGTTCCCAGCAATGGGACGCATTTGATGGTGCAGAGGTCCGGGGACTATGGGGCTTGCTTTAATGTAAACCCCTCGTTACCCGAGAGTGCCTCCTTTCAGGGGTGGCACTCGCCAAGTAAGCAAAGTCTGGACAACAAAATCCTGAATAAGCTGAAAAGTGACTTTAATGCAGCTGTGGCTTTGGCAGAGGTTCAACAGTCAGTAAACACCGTTGCGAAACGGCTTTACCAGATGAGGGACGCTTTCGCGTCTCTCCGCACGCACGGTAATACGTCGCGTGCACTGAAGATCCTTGGAGGTGCTAAGCAAATGCACCTCGGTCCCGCTCAGAAGGACGACCTGCGCCGCCGAATTCGAAACTCTCGCGAACGTAAGTTCGCGCAAGGGGTTCTCGAAACGCAATACGGGTGGCGCCCTTTGCTGTCGGATATATCCGCAGCAGTCGATGTGATAAAAAACATCGACAAGGCACTACGCGCTCGCGCGTCTGTGTCTTCGACCGACTCCAGGAATTATCTTCGGGTGACACCCGGAATGACTCCTGCTTTCCGCGATAGGGTATCGGAGACATCGTCAGGTAAACTGACGTACGTCATCGAATACTCTATCGATGATGCTTACCTTCAGCGAATCGCATCCGTTGGCATGGCTGATCTAGCACTTGTCGTATGGGAGAAAATCCCGTACAGCTTCGTGGTTGATTGGCTCCTGCCTATCGGAGATGCTCTCGGCGCCTTAACGGCTACCATGGGCTTGCGATTCAAAAGAGGTGTCTACGTGGACCTGAAGAGGTACCGCATAGAAATAGCAACGTTTGGGTCGAGAACTTCCGCCGCTGGAGAGGAGGGGGCAGGAAAACTATCGTACACCCAAGTGCTCAAAAGGCGCGAGGTGCTGCACGATTTTCCCACTGCTTCCCTTCCCCAGTTTAAAAACCCTTTCAGTGTCGAACACGCAGTAAATGCGTTAGCGCTGTTAACTAGCTCCTTTGTGAGTAAGAAAAAATGACTGATTTGACGATTTCGACTCGCGGCACCGAAAATGGTGCTCCCACTGCAACCGTGACGTACAAGGGCATCTATGCCTCGCGTCCTCAACCGAACGGTGATTTGGTTAGCCTGTTTCAGGACCAGACCAATGTCTACTCGATCGGCCGCAGTGAGCTGCAAGTGATTTCTCGTCCGGCGGTGAGCGGCGTTCCGCTCCAGAAGACCAATCTCAGGTTGGTGATTCCAACGTTGGAAGTGGTCGCAGGCAATGACACGAACGGCTATTCCGCCGCTCCGAAGATTGCCTACACTCATCAGTTCAAGGGTGAGCTCGTCGGCCCCACTCGTGGGTCCGTGAGCGAACGCTGGGAGCTCGTGGCTCGCGCCACGTCTGCTTTCCAGCAGGCCTTGATTCTGGCACTGTTCAAGGACAACACGCAAATTGTCTAAGTTCGCCGTCGGTGCCGTCCTCGCCTTTCTGGCGTGGGCGGCTACGTTGGCAGCGATGACTCTGACCGTGGTGTCCTTGTCGCCGGTTAAATAGCCGGCTCCTTTTATTGGAGAGTGTTAATGAGTAATGCTCGTTCTGTTCCCAGACGACGCCCGCGGTTCCTTTCCAGGACCGCATTGACCACTGATAGCGCGGCATTGTTGATCCTAGAGAGGCTTAATACCCCTCGCGCCTTAACGGCTGCTATCCTCCTTCGCGAGAAAGAGTTCGAGCAGCTGGTTAGGCTTCAGATCAACCCCGTTTCCGATTATCGGGACTCCCCTTTCGGGGCCGAGAAATTTCGGAAAGATTACCTGGCAACCAGCTTGCTAAGCAAGTTGGACCGGGAAATCGGTATCGATAAACGATCCGCGGGTATCCAAAAATGGAAAGATGCAGAGGAACGCAACCTGTTCACGAACAGACGCCTCCGACACCTGAGTGCGCCCTTGCGGGCGCGTTGGCTTAACCATTTGTGGTTGGCCAAAGAAATATGCTCAGGCATCCTTGGAGAGTTCAACGTGATTGAGTTTCTGTCACATCCGGGTTTTGGCCCGGGCGCGAGTAGGCAAACGCCGTCCTCGCGCTGTGATCGCGCCTCTAAACACTCTGTTATGCCAGGTGTTTCGCCACGCTTTCTTGATGGTGCGTCACATATCGTAGGGGATAATCCTTTATGGTTTGAGTCTATAACGGGTTTGAAACCAGACGGGCCTTGTTGCCTGCTTGGAATTGAAGCCGATGACGAAGTGACAGTGCAATTTGTTCCTAAAAATGCAAAGACATTCCGAGCAATCGGTGTTGAGCCTCTCTTCAGCGTATATATGCAGAAGAGTGTGGGGCAGATGATACGTAAACGCCTTCGGAAAGTCCATGTGGACCTAGACGATCAGACGGTAAACCAGAACGGGGCCTTTATTGGCTCCGTGACGGGACAGCTTGCTACGATTGATTTGAGTAGCGCGTCCGATACGGTCAGTAAAATGATTGTAGAGGAGTTGTTGCCTTATGATTGGTGGGACGTGTGTGACCGCCTCAGGACAAGGTTTAGTCGCCTTGATAATGAGGTCATCGAGCATGAGAAGTTCAGCTCGATGGGTAACGGTTTCACGTTCGAATTGGAAAGCCTCCTGTTCTATTGCCTAGCTAAGGCAACAGAGATCCTCACGCGCCCCCCGGGTGATAACCCAGTTCGGGTGCGTGTGTACGGTGATGATATCATCGTACCGACGAGAGCGGCTGAAGAGCTGCTATCGCTGTTGGATTACTGCGGTTTTATCCCTAACCAGGATAAGACCTTTGTTACAGGGCCGTTTCGCGAAAGCTGCGGCAAGGATTTCTTTCTAGGCTTTGACGTCCGTCCTTTCTTTATTAAGAGGGAACTAAGGGGTCCAGAAGATTACTACCTTCTGTATAATCAGTGTCGAAAATGGGGCTTGCCCCGATCGTTACTGAGTCGCATCTACACCTCTTTATCGAAAGAATTTCGATACCGCGTACCTGCTGAGCATGGGCGCCTCGACGATGATTTGCAATGGGTTCCCGATACGGGTTTCCATAGCTTCTTCGACGAGGCACTCCCTCACTTGGTACGCTACCCGGCCCGTAAAGGCTGGGGTGGGTATCGCTTTCCGTATTGGGGTGTAGTAAGTGCAACCGTCGTTAGACGGTCTGTTGGTCTGCTAATCGTACGATTGCAAGACCTCGAACGGCTTGAAGAGTCCAAAAGACTCGGAAAGCCGTTACGCGCTGGCGGCAACGACCTGAGTATCCGTTCTCGGAATACTCGACGTCGAACGCAATCAGGCTATGTGCTTGATTGGCGTTAAAGAATAAGATTTGCACCTTTTTCTCCGGGTTTTGCCGGTGAGGCCG